GCTGCTTTATATATTTCATCTTCTACTGAATTATCTCCTAAATCTGAATTAGAAGGAATTATTTTATCTAATCCAGCTTTTAATATATCATCTTTTGCTGCTTGAATTTCTTGATTTGCCTTATTGGCATTTGATACAAAAAATTCTGCCATAATATCTTTTGGTTCTCTTGGTTCTTCAAACTTTGCTTTATTAATAGTTTCTTTTTGACTATCATTTAAAGTTGGTATTTTATCAAGAGCCTGTATTCTTTCTCTTTCAGCCTTTATTGCAGCTTCTATTTTCTCTTTTTCACTATTTCCAATCTCATTAATGATTTGATTTTTATAATCATTCATCAATTTTGGATGTTCATTAATTAATTCTTGTATAGTTTTTTCCATATTTCTTCCTCCTGTTTTTTTCATATTTTCAATTTCTTTTAACTTTTCTTTTAGTAAGTCTTGATTAATAAAGTTTTCAATATGTAATTCATTTGATATATTTTTAATATTTTCTAATGAATTATCATTTTCAACAATTTCATCAACAAAGCCAGCTTCAAGTGCTTCACTAGCACGATACCATTTTTCACCATTCATTTTTTCAGATATTTCTTCTCTGCTTAATTTAGATTTAGTACAATAAATATCCAGAATAGCTTCTTTCACTGTATCTAAAAGTTCTATTTGCTTTTTTAATTTTTCAGTATTTCCATAGGCAGAGGTCAAAGGATTGTGTATCATATATAATGCACCAGTTCCCATAATTACCTTAGTAGCACATAAAACTAAAAAACTTGCAGCACTTGCAGCCAAACCATCTATATATCCTGTAATTTCAATATTATTTACTTTGGCATAATCTTTTAAAAGATTATAAATAGCACTTGCTTCAAATACATCTCCACCAGGAGAATTTACTCTTAAATTTATATGAGAAATATTTTTCAATTTTTGTAATTCTTTGGCAAAATTAGCTGAGCTAACTTCCCCATATTCTTCCCAAGCCCATTTTGTAATAGTTCCATATATCCTAATTTCGGCAATATTTTCACTCAGATTTTTTATTTCAAAAAAATTATTTTTATGAGTTCTTTCCATTTTCTTTCACCCCCTTACGAATGGTTTTTAATTCCCTTTCAAGAAGAGCCAATTCTTTTTCTTCCTCAGCTCTTTCTCTAAAGATTTCTTCATAATCATATCCACTTGTAGCAGATATGATACTTCTACTTGTTGTATAATTTTCTAATTCTTTTGAGTTAGCATTTGCATCTTTCAAAGGATCTAATGATGATTTTCCTGCACCAACCCAAATACAACGAGTAAAAGCATAACGAATAGATGTGTCTTCAAAAAATCCAGGACAATCTATTTCTCCGTTTCTTATAAGTTCTAAAACAAATTCTTCATAAATTGGTTGACAAAAAGTTCTTTCTAAAATTTTTCTTGAAACTTGAAATCTTTGATATGCTTCTTCTATTGAAGCCTTTGCAGCACTATATGAGTTTTTAAAACTTGACATTAAAACTTCTTTACTTATTTCTAAATTTGCACCTATTTCTTCGCATATTGCTTCAACAAAATCCTTAAAGTGCTTGTTTGGTCTATTAGTTGCAAATTCTTTTATTTTTTCTCCTGGTTTCCCTACAACCAAAGTTCCATGATCTAGGGTTATTTTTTCTTCTTTTCTCTTCTTAGTTTCAATTGTTTTTTCATCATCTTCATCCATAGGTGTTCCAAAATTTCCAGCAAATCCCTCATCATCTGCATTTTCACTTTCTACTATAAGTCCTATCATTGCATTAATTACAGCTGCTGTAAGCTCTGAACTTTTATACCTACCCAATTGTTTTAATGAGAATATAATTGGTCCTAATATAGGAACTCCTCTTCTTTGTCCAATTCTTTCAGGTTCAAATATGTGTAAAATATTTTTTCTCCCTAAACTGTTAAATGCTGGATAAGCCTTTACAGTATAGTTAAAAGTATCTGCTGGATGAGAAGTGGCTATATAATAATTTTTTAATTCACCATTCTCATCAAATTCGACTCCTGCTCTTGTTTGAAGATTTGCACCAGGAGGACTTATCACTCTGTCAGCTTCAAGTAATTGCACGCATAATTCTATGTCAACACCTTTCCTTTTTTTCCTTAATGGAATTGCAAAGGCATCTCCATTCATTACCCAACTTAGTTGAAGTAAAGACTGTAATCCATAAAAACTAAACATTCTACTTGCATCTGAATTTGGCGATAAAGCCCAAGCATTGAACTTATTTTTTATAATTCTTTCTAATTCTTTTGCTTTTTCTCTTTCTATGCCAAGATATGTATAATTTATTGTTGGTTTAGGAAGTAATCCACTTCCTACTGTCTTTGTCCTCATCTTTTTTAGTGCAGCTCCTGCTAAATCATTGTTCATATACAAGTTTCTTGATTTTGCTCTTAAATCATCAAGACTGTATAAAATATCTTCATCAGGACTATTTGATGAAACTCTCCAATTTTCTAAAACAGGATCATCTTTGTTTGAATAACCTTGCTCTATTTTCGCAAGATTATATATTTTTCTATCTTTTAGCCTATTAATCCCATTTCTAGGACTAATATAGCCAATTAATTTATCTAAAAGATTCATATTTCCCCCTATCTTGGAATTATTTGAATTGTTCTAGGACCTGAACTTCTCCTTTTTGCTTGTTGTAATCTATCTTCCCAAATTCTTATATTTTTTGCGATTTCTGTTGCATTAACTCTTGTGAGTACCCTTTTCCCAATTGTGTAACTTTGTCCTTTTGAAACTGCTAAATCTGCTTCTAACCAAGCATCCAAATGTGCTTGACATTGCTCTACTGTAAAACTCATTTTCTTGCTCCTTTTCTGTTGTATTTTTTATCATGTAAATCTATTGGAATTAATTCAATTGCAGCTGTATTATAATTTCTTAAATCTAGTGGTTCATTTCTTCTCCCATCAAGGATTTCCCAAGCTATTTTCATACCTCTTGGAGTAGATTTTTTTACTTTTACTTCAGCAGTTAAGCCTTTGAAATAATCTATTCCATAACCTTGTGTACTTGCTTTTGGAAAATGACACTTTCCTGCTCCCTCTAAAATTGAAAGTCTAGAATATGTCAAATCTTTTAAAGCATTAACTCCTAAACTAAGCAAATTAATTTGTGGAGCACCTTTTTTAGTTGTTTTTCTAAATCCATTTAGAATATTAACTCCCCAAGCTCCTTGACCTTTAATTGCATAAATTCCTCTTTTTTCTTTTTTATAAACATATTTATAAACACTTCCAGTATGGTGCCCACCAGAATCTATAAGAGTTGCAGCAATCGTTAAATATTTTTTATTTTTAAAGTAAAATTTCTTTTTTAAAAATGTATCTAGTTGTTGCCATACTTCTTCTTTTCCAGGATCTCCTGGAAAATCCCTGTACATTATTCCATAACTTTCATATTCATAACCCCAACCAACTACTTCAACTTCAAGTCTGTTATCTTGAACATCGACACCTGCTGTTAATATAACCACATCATCATGTAATTCAGCTCCATAATCTTCTCTTGTTTCATAGATAGCCTCATAATCCATTGCAGCTTCCAAATTAACTGAGAATGTTTTTCCCAATACAGTATTCATAAAAGTTCTGTATTGAAAATCATCATCTTTTACTTCAAGAAATTCTTTGACAATTTCTTTCCAAGTTACCCAAGGAGAAGCTAAAGCATTTAAATGAAATCCTCTATGTTCTTTTTCAACTGGAAATTTTGCTATCCATTTTCCATTAAGTTGTCTTTTACTTTTCCATTCTTTTTCTTGTGAGCTATGTCCACAGAATTTACATTCAAGTTCAGGCTCTTCCAAATCCAAATATTTCATTTGTTCAAAATCTAATGGTTGATATTCTCCACAAAATGGACAAGGTAAACACCATTCTTCTTGTGAACTTGCCAAATACAATAATTGAATTTTAGAAGTTGCATCATCTGTGGGAGTGGAAACTCTTATATTTTTACTATCATAAAAGTTATTAGTTCTCCTTTCAGCAAGTTTTACTGGATCTCCTTCTTTTCTTGCTGAAAGTGGAAATCTGTCTATTTCATCAAGTAAAGTTATTCTTATTGGTCTACTTGCTAATCCTGATGGTGAATTAGCTCCAACAAATCTTACATAACCACCTGGAAACATTTTTTCTTGAACAGTCCCCTCTTCTCTTTTATTAGTTTTACTTATTAATTTTTTTAAGATAGTAGTATCTCTAATCATTGGTTCAACTCTTTCCTTAGAAAATGACTTAGCATCATCTACTGTTGGTTGAACAAATAGAATAGGACAAGGATCAAGATGCATATATCTTCCTAATACATTAAGTAACATTTCTGTTTTACCTATTTGTGCAGAACACATCATAGTTATTTTTTTTGTTTCTATGTCAGTAATACACATCAAAATTTCTTTCATATATGGAGTTCTATTTGTATCCCATTTTCCAGCTTCTGCTGCACTTTCTCTTGATAAAATTCTATATTTATCAGCCCATTCAGCAACAGTTAAATCTTCTGCTGGTGCTAGAACTTCTTTTACAATATTTTCTATTAATCTTTTAGTGTGAGAACTAACCATCTATTTCTCCTATTTCTTGTTCTTCTTGATAACTATATTCAGTTAATTCTTCTAAAACATTATTTATTTCATCTTTTAAAATTTTTTCAACTTCTAGTTGATTACTTTTATTTAAAATTAAAATGCTTACTTTTTTAGGAATTGTTATCAATTTAGATTTAATTCTATAATTCATATCAGATACAATTTTTATTACATCTTTTTCAGAGTGGTACTCTTTCTTTAAAATTTTTAACTTAAATTCTTTTAAATCTTTTTCAGCTCTTTTTAATTCTGCTGCTTCATCTTTTCCAGAATTTTTTTCAATAAATATTTCAACTGCTTGAATAAAATTATATTTTCCAGGTGATACTCTTGCAGCTTTGAAATACTCTCTAACTTTTCTTTCTGAAAATTGAAATATCTTAGCCAATTTATTTTCAGTTGCTAATATCTCCTGCATTTTTCTCCTTTCACGCATGTCAAAATATTTTTGGCAAGGTTGAAAATTTTTCAAAATTTGATAGAGTTCGAGCCTCTTGGACCCTCTAACTAAGTTTTTCTCTGACAGTACCTTATTCGATAAGAACAAGTTGACCTTCTTTTTCTTTTTTCTTTGCTTCCTCTATCTTCAACTCATCACTGACCTTATAACCAAGTATGTCATTGATAGTCTTAGCTGCAGCTACTGCTGCTACATACTGATACTGCTTAGTAACAGTCTTAGTTATCTCGTGTCCATCAGGTGTTGAGGCATCTGTGTACTCTACAACATCAACTCCATTAATTCCTCTTTCTCTAATTGTTGCTAAAGCATTAAGATTAGCCATTACTCCGTATCTTACATCACTGAATAAATCTTCTCTTAATTCTATTAATTTGTTAGCAACTTTTGGATTTTTTTCAATATTAGCAACTTTTGTTTTTTCACTATATCCTGCTTTTGTTTTTGCTTCTTTTTTCCCAAATCCACACATTCTAAACATAATGTATTTTGATTGCTTTTCTGTCAACCCCTCAAAGTTGCATATCCTTGCATTTTTTTCTTCTTGAAGTTCTTCCCTGATTTTCTTATATTTTTCCAAATATCTTCTAATCCAACTTGTAATTGTATTTAGATTATGTTTGGTTCTTTTTTGGATTTCAGAATATAAATCTTTCTTTTTATTACTAAACTTAGTTAATTCAAGTTCAATATAAATCTCCATTACAGTTAGTTGTTCATTTGAAAATGTTTCTTTTTTCATGTTACATCACCAGCATAGAGTTCACTTTTAATTTCATTCCAGTTATAAGTTTTTCCATTTCTCAAAAGTTTTATATCTTTTTTGCCCATTTCAGCATATCTCTTAACAATTACATCAGCATACTTTTCATCAAATTCCATTAAAAATGCTTTTCTTTTTAGTTGTTCAGCAGCTATCAAAGTACTTCCAGAGCCACCAAATAAATCTAAAACATTCCAATTTTCTTTACTTGAATTGTGTATCAGTTTTGATATAAGCCTTATTGGTTTCATTGTTGGATGAATATCATTTTTTAAAGGCTTGTTCTCTCTAATAATTGTTGTATACTCTTCTAAAATATTTTTTAAAGTTTCCTGTAATTCTTTCTTTGACATATTTTCGGTTTTTGAGTAAATTTCTTGGATTGTATCCTGAGTAAAATTTCTTATAAAAAAGTGTTTTACTCCTTCTTTCCAACCATAAAGGCAAGGCTCATGCTTCCAGTTATAATCTTGCCTAGAAAGTATAAATTGATTTTTAACCCATATTAGACATTGAGAAATTTTAAAACCTGCTTCTACTAATGCTCCACGGAATGCTTTTGTTTCAGAGTCTGCATGAAATATATAAAATCCTGCTCCTGCCCTCATCACTTCATAAGCATTTTTATAAAAAGCTAGTAAAAATCTATAAAAATTCTCACTATTCATATTGTCATTTTTTATTTTTTGTCCATTTGCTGCTTGATAATCAACATTGTATGGTGGGTCTGTTACTAATAAATCAATAACTTCATTGTTTACTAATTTTTTAACATCTTCTAATTTGGTAGAATCTCCACACATTAAACGATGATTTCCAAGTAACCAAATATCCTGTTGTTTTGTAAATGCTTCTTCTTGAAGTTCAGGAACATCTATTTCATCAATTCCATTAATATCAAGTGCTTCTGCTGGTAATTGCTCCAATATTTCATCTAAATCAAAACCTGTTAATTTAAAATCTTCTCCTATTTTTGAAAGTTCATCAAATAGTTTTTGATAATCCCATTTACCAAGTTCTACTGCTCTTATTTCAGCTATTCTTATTGTTTGAACTTCATCTTCTGAAAGATTATTAATTCTAACACAGTTAATTTCTTTCATTCCTAGTTCTATTGCAGCTTTTACCTTTGCATAATCACTTACAACATAGTTATTTTCATCAATAATAACTGGAATAATGTTTCCAAATCTTTGAAGAATATTTTTATATATTTCTACTTGTTCAGTAGTAATAATTCTTGGATTATTGGCTACTTCTTTAAGTAGATTTAATTCTATTATTTCATTCATAGCTTTTCTCCTGGTTTCAATTTGTTTTTTCTTATTGCATAAAAAAATATATAAATTTACTTTTCAGTTTCAGGATTGGGATGCTATCTATTGTTATAGAGTAAATACATATCTTTAAAAAACTATTGATTTTAAAAGGGAATTTGTTTTTTTAGTCTTAAAAATGGCTTGTTTTTTCAGTCCATTTTTGACAAAGAAATGTTAAATGTTTTTTTGTGTTACATTTAACTTTGATATTTGCAAGAATTAGATTGTTGAAGAATACCTCAAGTCTTTCAATGTTACCAAAAAAATCTCTTTTTGGTGAAGCTTGAGATTGTGAAGTGAGTAAGATTTCTCTTACTTTTTGTCTATAAACTTTGACTCTTGAATATGATCTTGTTGTCAAGTTGGTGATAATATCATCAATTATTTTTTCATCTAAAATCCATTCAAGATTATCTCTAACTAATGAATTTAGTTCATTGCATCTAAATCCTTTAAATTTTTTTTCAAGAATTTCTTTAGATAAATTTATTTCAGCTATTAAAATATCAGCTAAATTTTTTGAGATATTTTTATTAATACAGTTTGCAATAGACTGTATTGTAATATTTTTAATCTTATTCGTGTTGAAATTTTTTATAATAATTTTTTTTGTTAATCTATGCTCTAATCTTAAAATAGCACCTTTTACTTTTTGTAAATTATTTTTATTATTTTCATGCCCTTTACTATATAGGCGTATCTTCCACCCTTGAAAAGGTTGAAAGATAAATCCAGTTGTGTAAAACTGGTTATCAGATTTTGAAAAATTGTAATATTGGACTTTGTCTAAATCTTTGTATTTTCTAGTAAGTCCTTTATAAAACATTGCAATTATATTGTGATACTTATAAAAATTTTTTACATTTTCTTGAATAGTGAATTCAAAGAAATCATAATATAAATCATCAGAACTTATTTTATAATCAATTATTTGATTAATTAAATGTGTTAAATTTTCTTCTACTATTATTTTTTTTAATTCATCTGTTAGAGGTACAATATTATTCTCTTCAAAAAATCGTGGATATGAGAAGTCAATCCTAATAAGTGTACTGAAGTGTTTTTTCTCTAACTTTATTTTATTTATGTTTTTCTTATTAATTTCATAATTAGTTGTTTCTTTTGAAAGGCTTTCTGAATACGAGTTTGGAAATAATTTTTCAAGTCTTTCTTTGACATATAGAATTTCTGTTTCTACTTCAGTATAAATGCCTGCTCTATCTAATCCATACATTCTATAACTTCACTTTTGTGCTTTTATTGCAATGTGAGCAATTTATTTCTAAACACTTTTCTTCAAAATAATAAGTAACTTGATTTCTACTAGCAACTTTTATTCTTTTTTCAGTATCTGAATATAAGTAATTCCCACAGCTACAATAACTACGCCCAATTTCTTTATTATTTAAATATTTGGTTTTGGACATTCATACCACCTGCCTCTGATATTCTGGTATGTCGTTATTTGATTTTCTTTATACTTTTCAGAAAGTTCTTTGAAACTTTTTTTAAAAGCAGCTTTATTATAAAAACAACGCTTTTCAATAATATTAGGATATTCTTTTTCATCTATAATTATAGTTCCATCTCTTATTTTTATGTAATACCTGTAAGGATCATAAGCATTCATAAAAAACTCCTTTTCAAATTTTAAATTTATTACTTAAATTTGTTAAACTAATTTATTTATAATGATAACTTATTTTTTTTAAAAGTCAAGAGAATTTTTTAAATAAAAAATAGGACCTCTTTAAAAAGTCCTATTTTATGCAAGTATAATTATTTTAAAAATTAATTAGAATTATTTTCAGTTCCTTCATCTTCAAATAATTTATCTAATCCACCAAGAGCTGCTCCAAGTACTTCTGAAAAATTCACTATTTTCCATTCTCCATCTTCTTTCTGCATTTTAACAATTAAATTTTTTTCAACATAAGATAAATCTGTTCTTTTAAATAAGTCATCAAAAAACTTAGTTGCTGCTGCATCTAGTGCAGATTCTGGAGCACCTGACATAGCTAAAGGCATAACTGAAGACATTAATTCTCCCATATATCCTGGAATATTAATACCTTTAATAGTTACATCAATGTCAGCAGTATCACCATTTTCAGTAACTTTATTAACTTTATATGTTGCTTTTTTTATTGCTTTTGCAAAAGACTTAGTTACTGGATCATCATTAGGGACTTGTTTCTCCAATTCTGATGCTAACAGTTTAAAGCTACTTTCAAAAGCTTTTTGTGAATCTGGTTTTCCACAACTAACTAAAAACAATACAGACATCCCAATTAAAACAAACTTTAAAAACTTTTTCATATAAAACACCCTCCTAAAAATTTATTTTTTTTCTTGTTTAATCTCTAATAATTCTATATACTCCCTTGCTTTTTCTTTATTTTCAGCAGATAGATTTGTAATATTAACAGTTTCTCTGTTATTTCTTGCCCTTTCAGCAGTTTTTACAAGCTCTATAAAATCATAGATCTTTCTTTTCCCCTCTTCTGATACTTCTGATATGTTTGTAGTATCAGTTATTGATTCTGACTGGATATTATATTTTTCAAACTTTTTTTGTAGAAAAGAAGGTAGGTTCATTTCTTTTTCAGATTTTAATAAATCTATAAAATCATCTTTAGGTAACATAGTTTCAAGTTTATCAAGCATTTGTTCAGAGAGCTTTTTCCTACCAACATCTATAGCAGACATAGTCACAGCCGATATTCCTAATTTTTCAGCCATCATTGCAGCAGTCATTTCTCTACTTTTTCTAAATTCTTTTAAAATTTCACTAGTTGTTCTCATCCTAACTCCTTTCTTTTTAGTTGGATTAAATAATTAACTAATAACTTTATTTTAATAACTTAGTATATCACTAAAAAAAATACTTGACAACTTTTAATTTTGTATTATAGTATTAATTAAATAGTTTATAAATTTTAATATTTTAATTTAATCGTTTTAAAAATTATTCAAAAGTTAATAAAATTAATTAAAATTACTAACTATATTTATTTTATAAAGGGGGAAACACTATGGATATTAATCTTATTAATTTTTTGGAAGAGCTGGAAACAAAAGGACTATTTAAATCAAAAGCAGGGGAAATTGATGAAAAATTTAAAAAATTTATAAATAGTCTAAAAATTTCTATTGAAGAAAAACAAAAGCTGGAAACACTTTTTAATGAAGCTGTTGAAAGCTCAAAAAATGAATTTTTAGAAATTGGTTTCCTCTATGGTAAAGAAAAAAAATAAAAAATATGGCTCGTATGATTTTACGAGCCTTTTACTAAAACTATCCTCCATAAGAATATTTACAAGGTTTATATCCTTTGGCTTCTGCCTCTTTCCTTTCAATAGGAATAATCTTCTTTGCTCTTACTAAACCTTTACAAGTTTTAGTAGCATGGTACTTCTTCCCAGTTGGTGTAATATACACAATTTCAGCAAAAGAAAGTACAGTTAAAAGAAGAAATAAAGATAATATAAGTTTTTTCATGAAATACCCCCTTAAAAATGAATAATTAATTTTTGAATTGTATGGTTCATAGATTTTTCCCTACCCCTCAACTTTTTATCTATGAACTGTACTATTGAGAAATTAAAGTTTGATGAGGTGAGAAAATGGAATTATTTTTATTACTATTTTTAGCTATTATTATTATTTCAATAATTGTAAATTTTTTATTTTATATTATTTTTTTATTTTTTATAGGTCAAAAAATAGCAAAAATTATAAATGAAGAAATAGAAACTATAAAAAGAAATCTTTAATCTGATCTGTTCCATATGAGACCAAAGAATTTACAAAAATTTCTCTTGATAGAGTACTAACTTTTGTAAAAAAAACTTTTAATTTTTGTGCTGCAACAGACTTTATATCACAATTACTTTTTATAAATTCTTCTGTTGCAGTATAAATTTTATCCCGAAGTTCTTTTTCACTTTCTTCTAATTGAAATTCAAGAATTTCTTTATATTCTTTTAAGAAATTCTCTACCCATGGATATGGTTTACCACAATGAGGGCAGTAGCTGGGAACATAATCTTTTTTATAAAAAGTAATTCTTCTATCTCTCTCTCCAGTAATAAGATTGCTTAATACATATTTTTCTTTTGCAATTCCTCCTATAATCATAAAATTGCAATGAGGACAGCAATCAATTATTTCTGAACCACATTCTTGACAAAAATCAATTGAACATTTTTGTTCAGGTTGTAATGTAGATATCTGTAAATGTCCTTTTTTACAAATAGCAGACTTTAAATTATAGGTTCTACCATCTTCAGTAATATACATAATAAAAACCCCCTCAAATAAAAAATAATTAATCTTTAAGTAGTATGGTTCATAAGCAACTTTCCCCAAAGTTCTTCATAACTTATGGACTGTACTACTGAAAGATTAAACTATTCTTAGGTCTCATCTGGAATATATTCAAGAATATCTTGTGTATTACAGTTTAATAATTTACACAATTTTTCAAGAGTATCAAAATCTAATCTTTTAACTTTATCATTATAAAGATTAGAAATAGTTGAAGTTGTTAATCCTGTTTTTCTGGAAACTTCAACAATAGAGTATCTTTTTTCTCCCATTAATTTTGACAAATGATTTTTTAACATTAAATCACCACCTTTTATATTTTAGCTTTTACATAATTATAGCATTGAAAAAGCTATATAACAAGTTAAAACATATAACTAATTTAAAAAATCATTTGACTTCTTATATGATTAGTGTTATTATTTAGCTAACTAATAGTATAAAAAAATATATAAGTTATATAAAACAACTAACTTAAATATTTTTAAAAATTTTTAAAATTTATTTTAGGAGGAGAAAAATACGGAGAATAAGAAAATAGTTAAATTTATTGAGGCATTAAAGGAAAAAGGCTATATAAATACAGATTCTAATACTAGTATTGAAAAGACTGTTAAAAAAATCAGTTATTTGGAAGAAAAATTAACTGATGAAGAATTTGAAGAACTTCAAAAATTATTTTTTATAGTAATTGAAAATATAAAAGATGAATACTTTGAATTGGGAATGATAGCTGGAAAAGTAATGCAAGATGAATAAGAGCAAAAGAAAAAAAGGACAACCTGCCAGAAGCCCTTTTTACTAAATAGTGAACGAGAAAGTACTTAACTTTAACAAACACCTATTTGATTTATGCTTAATTATAACATGTTTTCTTATATTTTACAAGTTTTTTTCTCTCAAAAAGGAGGAAAAATTTATGAATTTAAAAGAATTGAACGATTTAATTGAAAGATTTGGAGATGTCCAACTTTTAGAAATCAAGGAAGAACTTCAAAAAATGGGATATGCTTGTAAGATTGCTGGTGATAAAAATGATTAGAACAATCTATATTATCACAAATGAAGATAAAATAATTCTTTCAGCTTTCACAACTTTGCAAGCTGCTAAAAATGAAATTGAATTAAATTATTCAGAGTTTCCAGAAAATTTTAACATTGAACCTTGTGCATTGAATATTGATGCTAGATTTATTAATGAAATTAAGAAAGAAATGGGGGTTGAAAATGGAAAATAATTTATATTTCAAAGATGAAACTTCTAAATACATATTTTTCTTAGTTGAACTAGGAGGAAAACCTCAACTTGATTTTCTAGGAGTAGATTTTAGTCATTATAGCAATAAAGAAAAGGCTAAAAATTGGTATAACAAAATTAAAAATATCGTTGAAAAATCAGAACATTCAAAAATAGATGAAGCCATTGCTTCATTGGAAAAACTATATAAAGGAATGGCAAAATAAGGAGTAATAATGAAAACAAAACAATATGTAGAATCTAGAATTGTAGCATTAGATAAATTAAGAAAAGAAGCTCTAAAAGAATACCAAACAAAACTTGATAATGGTATTGATGATGAAGAATTATGGAAATATATCAGCACTAAAAGAGTCGAAATTTATACTTTGAAAGATATTTTAAAAGACTAGGGGGATTCAAAATGTTAAATAGAACAGTTAAAGAAAAAATGTTAAAAATAATGGAATTAGGATTTGAAGTTAATAGAAAAGAAAAAAATACTGTGTTTATTCGTTTTTCAGGACATTGTGAACTTTTTGAAGTGAGCATACATAGTAAAGGTTGGAAAAATGGAGTAGGAGCAGATTTTTTTAAAGATATGTTTCTTGCTAGATTATCACAAAGAGAAACTGAAGAAAAATTAGATGAAATTATTGAAGAACTTGAAAGATTAACAATAAATTAAGGAGCTTCCTATGGCAAAAAGATATTACTGGCTTAAATTACAAGAAGATTTCTTTGAGTCAGATGAAATAAAAATAATTGAATCAATGCCTAATGGTGTTGTCTATTCAAACTTTTACTTAAAATTACTTTGTAAATCATTAAAAACTGATGGAAGACTAATCTTTAAAGATATTATTCCATATACTCCTGATATGTTAGCAAACATTACTGGGGTTGCAGTTGATACTGTAAGAGTTGCCATTGATATTTTTATAAAATTAGGATTAATGGAAAAACTTGATGATGGTGCATTGTATATGATTGCTGTTGAAAGTATGACTGGATCTGAAAGCGAATGGGCAACTAAAAAAAGAAATTATAGAAAATCATTAGAAGTAAAAGAAAAAAATCTATTATTAGAAACTTCTAAGACAAATAAAGGACATAATGAGGACAATGTCCAAAATGAAAAGGACATTGTCCTAAACAAAGTGGACATTGTCCGACAAGAGATAGAGAAAGACATAGAGATAGAATCATATAATCATGATCATAATATTTTAAATAATATAAAAAATATAAAGAGAGATGAGAAGAATGATGATTTAAAAAAGATAAAACAATGGTTTAAAGAAAATGGAATTGATTTTTCTAAGAAACATGAAGTTAAAGTTTTAGAGTTATTAAAAAATAACTCACTAGATTTTGTTTTAAAAACATTCCAGGAACAACTAGATATTTTAAAAAATAAATCTGATGTTAAAAGTGTAGCTGCTGTTTTCTCTAATCATCTTTTTAAAGGAACTTGTGAGGTAAACTTTCAAGAACTTGAAAAGAAAGAGACTGAACATCAAAAAATTAAAGAAGAAGAGAGAAAGGAGTGTGAAAAAAATGATAGTATTTTTAATGTTTTCTTTGAACTTTCCTTAAATGAACAGGAGGAAATTGAAAATACAATTCTAAAAAAACATAATATAAGCCATTTTTCTCAGGTAAAGCAGAAAAGTAAAACTATGTATTATAAACTAATTAGTTCTTTTATCTATGAAGAACTCAAGTTAAAAGAATTGATTTAAAAAGGAGATTTATGGGAACAACAAAAATTAACATGCCATTTGCAAAATGGTGTGAAGTCCAAAAACAATTTGAAGAAGTCAATAAAATACTTCCTGATGAAGAAAAACTTGACTTTGAAAAATATAAATATTGCTCCAGTTATGGAAAGTTATTATGGCATTTATGTGCTATAAAAATTGGAGCATTTAGAAGTCTGAAAGACCCTGAATTTTATAACTGAAAGGAGCAATAATGCTAAGAGGAAAAATTTATAGCTGTACAGATAAAAAAACATATAGTGTTAGCTTCATTGATTACAGAAATAAAAAAATGATAGCTATTTCAAATGGTCAGAAAAAGGAATTTGATTTTAAAGAAGTTGAATGGCTTGAAGCAACTGGATATACTGCTGGAACTTCAATGATTTATAGGCAAGACTTTATTCTTGCAACTAAAGATAATGAAGTTTTATCAGGAATTGTTATAAAAAAATTTGGAGCTTGGCACTTATGTAATAAAAAAAGAGGACTTAGTAAATCTTTAAGAACTCTTAAAGAATCTGGATATATATTTGTGAATTTAAAAAATTCTAAAACTTATTTTAAAAATAAGCTAGAAAAAAATAAAAAATAGGAGGATTTTATGGGAATTATTTTAGTTAAAAATAATAAAGGTGGAGTTGGAAAAACTTATATAACTCTACAATTAGCAGCACACAAAGCATTAATAAAAAATAAAAAGACATTGATTCTTACCAGCGATTCCCAAAATGATATTTTAAAATTTTCAGGGATAAAAATTGATGATACAAGCAAATTTGGACTTGAAGATTTCATTGAAGGTAAAAGCTATAAAATTAAAAAATTAAGAGAAAATCTTTTTTTCCTGCATCTGCAAGGATATAAGATAAAAAATTCTTTTGA